GGCGGGTCTGCCAGGATCACACCATAGCCGCCTGTGGCATTCCCCGTGGTGGGCATACTCTCCGGTGGCGGTGACGATGATATGCTGCCCAAGCTGTCCGGATTTGCCGCAGCTGCAACAGGTTCGCGTGAGGTCATTAGCCACCTCTCTCTTTTTCTTCCGCATATTCGTACTCCGACCTAGCCCGACACGCCGGACAAATGTCTTCACCACCNATNCGCATTTCGTATTCTTCCTTAACTAGCTCATCCCTCACGTTGACGGTGCGGATGCTGGTGATCGTTTGCGGCTCTGTGTAGATCATGCCATCACCGTGGCAGGTGCTGCACTGAGTGGTCGAATGTCGATCAAGACCCCATTTTGGACGGCTTCTCTGTCCCACTTTAAGTGCAGATCGTGTATCCAATGGTCGTCCTCCAAAATGCCTAAGTGAACAATTACGTCACACAATGCTTTGCATAAGTTGTCCAGGTCGCGCCGTCTCTTGTCCGGTGGGTTCGCCCACACCTGCATCGATACAGGTGTGCATACAGGATCGTGAAGCCACAGCTGGTAGGCGGGCTGTACCCGTTGGCATTCTTTGATGTACGCCTTGTAAACAGGTGTTCGGTACACCCCATTTTTGCTGTAGCGCCAGAGCCTGTTCGTAGAGGGCGGATACGGCAGCAGCAGGGTGTGTTTGTCTGTCATTGGTGTTCATTTCCGACTCTCCTCACCATTTTTCGGAACTCCTCCAACCGGGACTCGTTTGTGTTTTCTCTTGATTTCAGTCCCAGGTCGCAGAGGTCATTTATTAGATTGGTCATTGAACGGCGCTCTAGTGCGGCCTGATATTTCAGCCTGACAACCAGGTCAGCTGGCAGTCGAAGTGTGGTCTGGTGGTAGTCCATAGGGATTCTCTTGTCCATTCGATTCATTTAGCCTATTGACACTATCACCGACATGGTTTATTTGAAAGATGAACATTTCAGGAAAGGAGAGTGAAAGTGACTTATCAATTCGAAAAGACAGTGATCATCAACGACGAAACCCATCGCTTGGGATTTTATCAGGATTACCACGGCGACTGGTGCGTAGACAGCGCAGGTGATTTTGGCGGCATCCCCGCCAACGCGCTCACCGGCCCTCTTGGTGAAGCCGCTCAACAAATTGTCAACAAACACACGGCGGCGGCCTAACGGCCCCGCTTGAAGGAGAGAGACATGTTTAAGAAAAATGATCGCGTCATCCACCACAAGTATGGTCGCCGCTCTGAACTGGCCACGGTGGTCAAATTGATCACCAGCCGCCGCCGTGTAGGCAACAGGGTCGTCGAAGACAAGTGGGTCAGCGTTGTCTCAGATGATGGCGTTGGCGTTCTCTGCAAACCCAAAGCACTGCAACCCGTGAAAAATGGAGAGACACAATGACAAAGATTAGACCAATCGTAAAAGCTGCCTTTAAGGTAGATGAGTTGGTGTACCAGTTTGCAACCATCGACATTGAGGATGGTCTTCTTGAAACCGCTTCTATGGAAGAGGTGAACGAAAAATATGATGACAAGTACATCATTGGCGAAGCCCGAAACCGGCTCGACATTGCAATGGACCCTTACAATCAAGAGGAAGAGTGCTGGCAAAAAGATGCGGCCCAGCTTCGTCGCTTTGTCAACAAATGGGAGAGAGCTAATGGATAAACCGTTACGCGAAATTGGCCCTGTTGATGGATGCGACGACTGTGCATTTTTGACAGAGGTGAATGAAAGCCTCAGCATATGCCCGGAGTGCTACCAAGATCAGGTTAAGGAGAAAGCTAATGATAAAAGCTAAGAAAGATCCAACAGGTTCTAATATCTACCTGCGGGTCTCCACTAAGCACCAGGGCATCGATGGGCTGTCTATCAAGCAGCAGGAAGAGATGGCCCGTGGCAAAGCTGCGGAGCTTGGCCTGGAAGTGGTCAGCGTGTTCAAAGAGGTGGAGAGTGGCCGCAGCAATCGACGCCCAGAGTTCCGGAAGTGCATGGATGACTGCATCAAGCACAACCGGACCCTGATCGTTGCCAGCATGAGCCGCCTGACCCGTAACTTTAATTTTATGAGCCACATTGCCGATCTGTCAGAACGCCACGGTATTGGCATCGTCGCCTGTGACGTGCCGCAGCTGTCAGATCCAGCCCAGACCAAGTTCATCTGGCGCATCATGGCAAGCGTTGCGGAATTTGAGGTGGAGCGCATACGCCAGACGACCAGAGAAAAACTGGCCAAGGCAAAACGCGACATAAAAAAGAAAGGGTACTATGAGACCCGCGAAAAGAAGGTGGGTGACCAGATTGTCCCGTCACGCAAGATCACCAGCCTGGGCAACCCCAATGTTGCTGAAGTGTCTGCCAAGGGTGGCAAGTCTATGAAGCAGAGTGCCAAGGCATTTGCCATTCAAAACTATCCAACCATTGAGCAAATCCAAGACGCTGGCATCACCTCACTGCGTGGCATTGCCAAAGCACTGAATGCACGGGGCATCAAAACGTACCAGCAGCAGGTCGCGTTTGAGAAAGGTGAACAAGAACCAGAGACGGCCTGGGGTCCAGAGACCGTCAAGCGGGTGATTGCCCAAGCGAGAGGAGTGAAAAAATGAGCAAGAAAAAACCTAATTATAATTTGACCGACAAGCAGAATGAAATAGATGCAGCACCGTTAAAAAAGGTCTCACATTTTCGGAAAAATTACCCTGAATTTGCTGACCTGATGCACTCGACGGGCGACAAGGCAGAATGGCTGGTGGCTGAAAGTCTGTCTGAGTATTATTTGCAACGATTTCGGGTTATCGGTGCGAACACATTACCGTCTGGCAGTTTTTTCCAAATAAGTTGGACACACCAAGCCCTCTTTTATCGGCTGTTTAAAAAAATAGCTTCCTGCGCCAGGACTGGTGATGATGCTATCGGCGTCTCGCGGAAAGAGGTCGCGCAGTACATGAAGCTGGCCCAGAATAAATCCCACGGGGCTATCAGCAAAATAATTGCAGACGGTCTGGCCGGTGGGTTCATCGACGAAACAACATGGCATTTAGATGCCCGTATAAAGGTTCTGTACCTTACCCCAATTGGACTAACGGACTTTATGGATCAGGGTCTGGAAAATGCGATAACCGCGTCAATGTCCAGCGCATTGCCCGAGTTTCTTCTAATGCTAGACAAACACCGTTCAGAAGACGACGACTATGAGCCAGTTGGCCAGATTCTACGGCGGTTTTTAGATGACAAAAATACCACCAAAAATTAGGCCTAAAAATTGTACCTAATAATTGTACCTAATAATTGTACCTAATAATTGTAGATAATAATTAGGCCTAATAATTGTTCTTTTTTTTACCGATGAAGATTCGGTAAAGATAATGACAGAGGATGGGAAAGTGGAGAGATCAAATAATAAACGCTATGCGAATATTAAACGAGACGGTGGCCGGGTCTACCTGCGGCCTACCAACTCGCAGCTGCGGCACGGCAAAACTCAAATCAGAATTTGGTCACCGGAAGGTACACCAGAGTTTGACGAAGAGTTGGATCAAGCCCGGCTCGTCATGGGGGCAGACGGCCCGGCCCTCACCGGCCATTCATTGGAGTGGTTGGTTATGAGCTATATGCGTTCACCAGATTTTCAATTTCTTGGACCCAGCACAAAAAAGGTACGGGCTGGCCTCTTAAATGACGTGCTTATTAGGTTGGACAGGTCACGGTCATTCCTGCGGCTGTCCATGCAAGAAATATTAGCCATCCGCGACAGTATGCAGGACCGTCCGGAAGCAGCTAACGCAAGGATCAAATCACTGCGCCAGGTCTACAAGTGGGCTGGCAAGCGTGGCTTGGCAGAGACCAACCCAGCCATGAATGTTGATTACCTATCGTCTAAAAACCCGACAGGCTTCTACACCTGGACCCCGGATGAGATCGCGCAGTATGAAGACCGGCACGAATTGGGCACGATGGCTCGGCTTGCAATCGACCTGCTTCAGTTTACCGGTGTGAGGCGTTCTGATGTGGTTCTTCTTGGCCCACCGCATGACCGCAGTGGGATTTTACACTTTACGGAACAGAAGAATAAGAACCGCTCTCCCAAGCCGCGACTGGTGCCTATTCTACCGCAGCTGCAAGCCAGCATTGCGGCCACAGAGACGGGTTCGTTTACTTACCTGATCACCCAGTTCAAGCAGCCTTTTACCTCAAATGGTTTTGGCAACTGGTACAAAAAAAGATGCAAGGAAGCGAATCTACCGCACTGTTCCGCTCACGGTATCCGGAAAGCAGCAGCTGTACGGGCCGCAATGACCGGCGCGACGACGAAACAACTGATGGCTATTTTTGGCTGGGACTCTGCGAAAATGGCCGATAAGTACACGCAAGCTGCGGAGTCTCACAAAATCGCATTGGAGCATATGAGTTTGTTAAGTAAATAGTAAGGAATGAAATTTAAGAGAACGCATTGAGAAACCAATGTTGTCTTAGGACAACTGTAACCTGCTGCTTTGTCGCGGTTTCCTCCCAGTTTCGGAGGGTGGTGGTGCCCAGGGGCGGTGTGACTCAAGTCATTAGAGTCAACCACTTAGCTCACTGGGCAAGACAGACCAAGACAAAGTAGCTCAAATTGAGGAGCTAGACTTTGAAAAAAACACTCACATACCTTGGCGAATTTCTCGCCGTTTTCATGATCTTTGGCGCTGCTTACACCGCCTTTCTTATCGCGGGGGTGGCACAATGAAACATTCAGTCACGGGACAAGAATCTGGTGCATCAGATGCACCAATGATTACGCCTATCAATGGTGAGTACCTGACGCCATTTGGATTAACGCCCCAAGCCATGCTTGACCGGCACAGGGCCGCAGCTGCTGGCACGTTAGAGGATAAGCCCACGCCTATTATGAAGCGTGGAAACTACTTTGAAGACGCTTCTCGCCAGTGGTTTATGGATGAATACGAATGCCATATCAGTCACCCGAAAGAGGGTTTTCGCAATAAGCATTGCAATATGGTCGCCAGCGTCGATGGTGTTTTTTCAGAAGACTGCATCATCGACAATGTAAAAGTCAGCGCCTGGTCTGTATGGGAATGCAAGCTGCCCCGAAAGGCATCGACGCCCACCGATACCATCGAGCGTGTCTTGCAGGTGCAAGCACAAATGGATTGTACGGACACAGAGATGGGTGTCATTGCAGAGCTATCGCAGTCTGATTGCATCTGGCGCACGGCGGTGGTGCGGCGGCATGAGGGCACCATCAAGGCGATACGGGAAGCCGTGAATATTTTCTGGGAGCATATGGACAACGGCACTGACTATGAGCCGGTCACGTCTAGCGAATACTCTTCAATGATTGGGGGTAATAGACGGCCCGACATTATCGATCTGGTTTCCGGACTAGCTGAAAATTTCACTGACGAAATGCGAACAAATTTGATCGATGCCACTGAAAATTATTTCAACGGCAAACGTGCCAAGCAAGCAAGCGAACAGATCATTGAGGACAGTGAGATTGTTATGAAGGCCATGATGGGCGGGTTCGAGAAAGTACGTATCCCTGGCTACTTCATTAATCACACCACCGTCGAGTATAGGGCGCAGCCTGAAAAGACCAAGGTGACGCCAGCCAAGGAAGCCAGGACCGGACGCCGCTTTAGTGTTAAGGAGAACAACGATGGATGATCTCTTTGACGTTCTCGAAGCCCGGCATCAAAAGCGTGTAGGCATGGCCGCAGCTGCTGACGCAAAACCAGACCTGTTGCAGGTCGCTAGGCAAGCAGCGGAATGGTGTGCGGAGTTTAAACGGTGGAACACCTGCACAACAGATGACGTTGCCGCCAGGATGACTGAACTAGGTCATTCTTATGACGATCTAGGCAACGCCAGGGGCAGCATCTTCCGCAGTAAAAAATGGATCTTCACGGGTGACTATGTGCAAAGCAAACGCCCGGCATCCCACGCCCGTGAAATCAAAGTATGGAGATTAGACAATGGAACCCATTAATGAACTTGCGGCTGCGCTAGCAAAGGCCAAAGCCGACATGGTGAACCCGGCAAAGAACCAGACTAATTACAATAAAGGTGGTTATGCCGACCTTGCCACTTGTCTTGATGCAGTCACCGGCCCATTAGCTAATCACGGTCTTTCCATCGTGCAGACAATTCGTGCTGATGGAAATGGCCAAGACCGATTACAGACCACGTTGATCCACACCAGCGGCCAAAGCATATCAGACGATGGTGTGGCGCTTATGGGATATGACAAAGGCAACGCCATGCAGCTCTATGGTTCTGCAATGACCTACGCCCGGCGCTATGGGTTGGTCGCAATTTGCGGCGTCCATCAAACTGACGATGATGGTAACTCTTTGGGCGCAAAACGTCCCACCCCTAAACAGCCCCCAAAGAATTTGGACGAAATCTTCCCCACAGAGAAGGCAGGAGAGGCCGACTCTAATGCGTCTGGGGGTGACGGTGCCGCTGATACTGAAAGCTCACCAGTGGTTCTTAAAATTGCCTGGGAAGACAGTCACGATTTTTATGAAAAATATAACGCCCATTTAAAGGAAATTTTTGAGAACGAAAAGATTGCGGCACGGGTCCGGATGACTCTGCTGAAAGAGTTCGAAGAAATGAACCGGGAACACCTCGACCAGCTGCCTGAAGCTGGCCGGATTAAGTTGGGAAAAAAGCGGCTTGAGTACAACAAAAAGTTAGGAGCTAAACGATGAAACAGGAACTAGTGCCCGGCGGCTACACAAAGCCGCAGCCTAAGATGGGCATCACTCCAAAAATGGCTCACATGAAAACCCTTATCCAAACTTATGTAAAAGAGAACGGATTCGCTCCCAGCTATGTGGAACTTAGAGACATGGCAAAGATAAAAGCCGTCAGCGGTGTGCATAGGATTTGCACCGAACTGGTCCTGCGGGGCCACGCAATCCACCGGCCTGGATGTAGCCGGTCAATTCAGATACTGGATTAGCAAAAACCTCCTGCGGCGAGTGACGGCGTCAGTTAAACAGGCAAGATGCAAGCGGTTGCTAATCCAAATTCCATGAGGCCGTTAATTTTGCCACCCGTCACACCTCTTCTCTTTTGCCCCGCCATTCGTACACACCCTCCTCAACAACGTGGACGACTTCTGGCCATAGCAGTGCCCCGTCTTTGAGTGTCAGCACCACAAAACCAGAGACCCAATTAACGGGGTTCTCCTCTGCATAACTGAAGGCGCTGCCATAAGGTACACTAAGCGTTCCGGTGTCGATGCCATAGCGTGTTCCGTTGTAGTCAGTGAACGGTGTAACCTTCAATGAATGCAGATGGCCGGTACAGAAACTGACTCCGCTTTGGACCGTGTTATTAAATACAGCATGGGTGCCACCTTTCCATCGATGTTTAATCATCAGGTCATCATTAATCATTAACGCCCAGGTAAACGCCCACTCTGGAAAATGATCTTGCAGCCTAGTGCCCTTTACCTCTGCCAGTTCCGGAACAACATTAGAGAGCTTGCTTTCCAGCCGAATGTCGTGATTTCCCAGACACCAGATTCTCTTTGCCTTCCCAGCGGCCTCTTCAATTTCCAATAGCCGTTCTGTGACCGCAGAAATTTCCGCTGCCACACTTGGCAAGCGGGAATAATCTTTGCTGGGGTGCCTAGAAATTGTAGCCCCGTCGAAAGCATCACCATTCATAACCACAATGTCAGGCTTTAAGGTCTTACAAAATTTTACAAACGCCCGGTGTGCTGTTGTTCCGGAGTGTGATGGCCAATAATGTGCGTCACTCCCAACAATGATTAAACCGTCAACCATTGGCAGCTGCATCCGATCTTGGTGCAGCAGGTTGGGCACCGTTGATGGCGCATAGATGGGCCGGTCATACCGTTCCTGTAATTTTTTGCGGCGTTTGTAGACAGACCGCTCATTGATGCCTAGCTCTCTGGCTGTGGCCCTAGCACCAACAGTTGAAAAAAGTTCAATAAATTTTTCGTCAGATACTGCCACGCAATTCGTCTGCCAGCCTAGTTGCACGGCCTGGAATGTCTCGCGCTAGTTTGGAGTCCAGCAACTCCAGGGCCGCTGTTTGAAAATTCTCCTCCTCAATTGCAGCTATCATTTTTTTAAATTTCATTAGCCTGGGCAATCCTATCCAGAACGCCAGATGCACAATCACCGCCTGGCGCGAGTCATCAAGGTATTCAAACCAATCGAACGCCCTTTCGCATTCATCGATGCACCGGTCAATATCGTTGGCCAACAGAAAGCGGGCCTCGCTTTCTGAGATCCCCAGACCCCCATGTTCAGCATCAATATTTCTGCCCACCGCGACGGTGACAGCCCCACTGGTGCAAGTATAGGCATGGGCGCGATACCCTTCCTCTTCGATCAATATGTCTGCAAGTCTATCAATGTTCATCGCTTTAATTTCTTCGCTACTTTTTCACCGCTGCGGCCCACGATGTACCCGCCCACGCCCACCGTTAGCAGGGTCCATAATTCGTCAGGTAGATCGATGGCCAGCGGAATGACGTTACCCGTGAACAGCTGGACGCCCAACTCTATGAGCGGGGCAAACAAAAAGTTCCAGGCAACGATGGCTGTGATGACCAGCATTAAAATTGGTCGCCACGTTGCCGTTATAAAATGTTCTGATTTAGCTTCGGCTACCACAACAGATGCCGCCGCCTTTTCGATAGCCGCTGTGTTTTGCAGCACTGCCATATTTAGTTCCCGCTCTATCTCCTGCGCTTTATTTTTGTCAGCAGGTAAGACCCTTCCCATTACGTCTTTAACAATGGGGCCAAGCACCGGAAGCAAGGCACCGATCATACCTCAAGCTCCTCTTTTTCTTTAATGGACGGATTCCAGCCCATCGTGAGACAAGCCGCATACCATTCTGTTATTTTTTTTTGCGTTTTCATGGGTTCATA